TTATTCATTTTCGGCTGACTGCATGAAGTTGCTGAAGAGGCGGCTGGCCTCTTTCTTCCTGTGTTGGGTGACATGGAGATAAACCCGCTTGGTGGTTTCATCGTCTGTCTGGCCCACCCTGTCCATTATCTCATGGAGGGGCACCCCGGCGGCTGCCAGCAGGGAAATATGAGTGTGCCGGAAGACATGCGGCGTGACCTTCACGGGCAGGGGGCAGAACTTCAGCAGGCGGTTTATGCGCAGCTGGATGAGCTTCTGGGTGCGTGGGTAGCCGTGGCGATTGGTGGCAGGGAAAACAAAGTCATAGTCACTATGCCAATCATTGCCCCAGCGCATTTTCTCCAAGGCGTAATCCTTGCGCCAATCACGGAGGGCGGCTATCACTTCCGGGGGCACATCTATCACCCGATAGCCGGAAACCGTCTTGGGCGGCACCAGCTCATAATGCCCGGCGTTATTGTCGGGCATGTAGAGAGTTTTGGAAATGCTGATGGTGCCCGCCTTCATGTCTATGTCCTGCCAGGTGAGGGCCAGGAGCTCACCTACCCTCATGCCTGTATACGACAGGAGCATGAAGAGAGCATAGTCACCGGCAAGGCCGTTATCCTGGGCGGCCTTGAGGAAACCTTGGAGCTGGCCTTTTTCCAGATAATGGGGGACGCTATCAATCTGCTGGATGCTTCTTGACTGCCGGCGGGGAGGGCGGGCAAAGCGGGAAGGATCGTCTTTTAGGACATAGAATTCACAGGCCCGCTTGAATACCATGCGGGCGGCAGTATGCGCCCCGGAAATGGTATTGGCAGAAAAGCCGCTTCTGATGAGAGTGTCCAGGGCCTTTTGGTATACCCTGGGATTGATGGCTTGCAGGGGAATCTGCCCCAGCACCTCGCACATGAGGGAAACCTGATGCTGCCGGATCCGCACGGAGCTTTTCTTCACATTCAAGGCGTAGCTCTTTAGCCATTCGGCGGCAAAGTCCTTGAAGGTGACGGCGCTATTGGCCACAAAGGAATTGCTGTCCACAGACAGCTGGGCCTCTGCTGCCGCCGCCTGGGCCTCCTTCTTTGTCTTGAACCCGCCACGCTGGATTTGGATGTACTTTCCAGTTTTGGGATTTATCCCGCCCTGTGCGATGAAATACCAGCTATTGCCACGCTTGCGGAAATGAGCCATGATAATCACCTCTGAAATTTTTTCTTGAAATCGGGACAGGGCAGGGAGAAAGGGCTATAATATCAATAGGCTATTTCTCCATACCCAGAGGTTAGAGGGTTTAGCAAGCGCCCCGGTGGATATCCCTTCCCGCCGGGGCCTTGCAATAGGATTACTGCCGAAAAGGATCAACTCTTCTTTCAAAAGGGCCGCCTATGGTTGTGGGCGGCCTTTTTTGGTGCCAGGAAAATCGCATACTGTAGCAAAGGCCCCTGCTTTGGGTAGCGGGGGCCTTTTTCTTATGCAATGATTCCGTCTGTATCCTCTGAGCGATGTAACTTCCCTTTAGGGGCTGCCTGTTCTGCTTCCAGTTCCTGCCGGTATGCCTCCACCTCTGCATCAATCTTGGCTGCATCCTGGGCACCGACATTGATGGCATCGGCCAGCATGGTGACATACTTGAGCATCTGCTGCCGTTCCTCTGATGAGAGCGTGAGCAGGAAGCGGGCCGCGTTCTGCTCTGCCGGGGTGAGCTTGTACTCCTTGGCGAAGCTGGCAAACAGGGAATTTTCCGGGGAATCGAACATTTCCCCTTCGCCATCCACCAGCCATGCGCGGCGAACATTGAAGCGCTGACAGATCATCTGGATGTTTTGTTCAGTGACGGTGCTTCCTTCCTGCTCCATTTTACTGACGGCGCTTGTTTTCAATCCAATGCATTCACCAAATTCGGCCTGATTTAGCTTTTTGGCCTTGCGAAGAGCCTTTATTTGGGTGTTTATAAAATTTTTTTCCAAAATTTTTCACCTCCTTACATACAATATTATTCCACTTAACGGAAAAGTGCAAGAAGAAAATGTTGACATATTCCGTTTAGTGTAATATATTATATATAAAAATTACGCTAAATGGATTAAAACGCCGTTAAGCGTAACGCAATGCCCCTAACGGGGCATTATACCACTATTCTAAGAATAGTGCGCCGGAAGAAAGGAGGGGGCGGATGAAGGAAGAACCCCTGGCAAACCTCAGGATTAAGACAGAGGGGCCTATTGCAGAAGTCTACATAGACGGCAGGCGTGTCCCACGGGTGACGGCATTCAAGGTGGAAATGAATTCCATGGAAAAAAGAGTGGCCCAGGTTACATTGCGGGTACAATGCAACCTAGACCTTGAAACGGGAATCGTGCCGGAACTGCCAGAACCGTGGTGCTGGTATTACAAGCCCAAATATGAAAACTTCTGTGACCCTAGAGATTCAAACGGGAAAGATAGTCACGAACCACAGGATTCTTAGAGAGCTGACACTTCTCTAAGAAGGGGCATTTCAGAAAAAGGCAATCCACGCCAACAGTACCATCTTCATAATGGGTAAGCACAAGAGGGCGGTTGGGATTATCGGTTTTCAGACAGTAAACAATATCCCCAGAACACATTTCAGCCATGAAAATCACCTCCTTTCCAAACAAGGAGGTATTCGACAAAGGGTAGGACGTTCCTGTCGGAATAGTGCGCCGGAAGAAAGGAGGGGGCGGAGTTGATAGAGTTTTTCAAAAGTGGCTATAGGTACTATAGCAAGAACCCGCTGGATTTTGTGGCACTTGTGCTATCCTGTCTGGCACTTATCGCAGCGTTTGCCAAAGGGTAGAGATTTCGGGCCAGAAGGATTTGATGAGGGCAACGATTGAGATAATTATGGGAGCCAGCTTCCAATAGCGTTCCTCCCATAGCCTTGCCAGTGAGAATGCCACATTGTAGCTGTAGTCCTGCATGAGCATGTAGCCCTCATCGGTGATGGCATAGCCAGGGGCAAGGACAAAATCACCTTTGCCATCTGGAATGAATGGCTCCTTGACAGCCTTCATTTTCTCAAGTTTGCCCAGCCTGGCCTGATAACCACGGCCAAAAGCCTGGGCAATATCCTCTTTAGCAGGATACTCATGGGAATCTATGAAGCATAGCAGCTCATAGTCATATTTTGTAATCAATATTAGCACCTCCACTGGAGGTATTCGACACAGGGCAGGGCGTTCCTGCCGGAAGAAAGGAGGGGGCCTATGGCAAAAAAGGCTTTAGGTGTGTCGATACGGGAAAAATCGGACGGCACACGGGTTTACACAGTCAGATGGGAAGAATTCAGTGGAGAGGAAAGGCAATGCAAGAGCAGGGATCTTCCCCGCCCTGAGTTAGAGGACACGCTGGCAGATTTTGGAGAGTTTATTCCTCACTTGTGCCTCATCCCGCGTGATGGGATACAGTACATGACCATAGCCGGGGCAACTTTCAAATATCCGAAAGATGGCGGCCTGCCACATTTTGCCTTAGGTGTCAGCTTGACACTTGGCAATGGCCTTGACTTCTCATTCGAATCACCTGAGATGTCAATACGGATGGATGACTACACCTTGGAAACGGCAAACAACTGGGCTGAGAAGTACAGCGCCCTGGCCAAACTTCTTAGCGACGAAATCATCATGTATGCAGAGGGCAAGCGTGCTCAGCAGTCGCTTGACCTTGAGCAGGAAGCAGAGCCAGATGAAGAAGGAGGCGAAAACTGATGTATGTATCCACGGAAGATGCGCTGAAGCAGGCGCTGAAGAACGAACAGGCCCGCCTTGAGACCATGCGGATTGTCGAGGCAATCCGCAAGATGGGCGGCGAGGCCACCATTCTGAGGCTGGCAGGTGCCATCCTCACCGCTACGCCCATGGATTACAAAAGCGCCACGGCGTAAGCGACCATAAGGAGGGGAACAGAATGGAAACCTATACCGATTTGGCCACATTGCTTGAAAAGGCGGCGGAACTGGTGAGGAAACAGGGCGAAGAAAACGAGGCCCTGAGAGCCAGGGAAGCAGAGCGCGAAGCGAACCGGCGCAAGTGGGGCATGCTGGCAGACCTGCCAGACATTCTGACCGCCAAGGAAATAGCCACTTTTCTCAGGATGAGGCCCACCACCGTCTATGAAATGTTCAGGGCGGGGAAAATCAAGAGCTTCGGGGGCGGTGTCAATGGCAAGTCCATCCGCTGCATGAAAGCTGACTTCATAGACTGGCTGGAAAATGAGAGAAACAGAGCACCGGGGAAACCCCGCGAAGAATACGCCATCCCGGAGAAAATCCAGCGGGGGCGGCGGCTCAAGGTGGTATAAACCTTTTGATACTTTTGGGTAAAGGAGATTTTACAATGGCCAACATAGAGAGTGCGAGAGAGCACATCGAAAAGCAGATTGAGAACATAGACAGCCCTGTGGGCCAGGTGGGAGCCATCTGCCTGGCCTGGCTGGAATACGCCCCGGAGACAGCAGCCCCGCTTCTCATGGCTGAGGGCAAGACGCTTGGGGGAGCGCTGGAAGCCATGAGGGAATACGCCAATAAAAACAGAGGTGCGAAAAATTCTATCTTGATTGGCCCCCTGCAAGCCATGGAGCAGATACTGAAATACTATGCCCATGAAGACCCCATCGGCGTGGTAGAGGGCGGCTTCGCCTATTTCTGCATGCAGCAGGAAGCGGCGAAGTTTCGCCCTGCGAATACGCAACCGGCTGCGGATTTGCCGCCGGTTGCACCGCCTGCCCCTGCATCCGCACCGGCAGCCAAACCGAAAAAGGCCGTCACCCTCAACCTTGAGGACCTGGGCTTATGAACGGGCGTAATGTTCCTCAGGATGTTCCAGAAGTGCTGGAACACTTCCTGCCTTTGGAACAAGATTTGGAGACGGTGGAGCTGGTGCGGGACGAAGTGCCCACGCATTTCTTTGTAGATGACCCGGATGCCCGATACTATGCCTGGTGCAGCCATTGCAAGGAATTCGTGACACTGGACAAATCCCACCACAGAAAGAGGATAACCTGCCCCTACTGTGGGGAAGAAGGGGATATTATTCACACCTGGCGGGGGTATAAAAATCTGGTAGACAAGGTGCTCATGTATGTCTATACCAAATCCGTCAAATCCCCGGAAGACACCATCACGGCCAGGGCCATCTACATGGAGTACAGGTGGGGAGAGGAAGACCGCTTTGGGGAGATGCAGCTGCCGTGGAATATCGAGCCTTATTTGGTAGTAGACAGCTACTATGTATTCGTCCACGGCCAGGGGGCGGTGCAAGTGAGGCCCGTTAACAATTGGAAGATGAACGCCCTATATCCCTGCGGTGGTATTGACCAATGGACTGTGAGCCGCGGCGTCAATAATCGCTTCGGTGTATATATCGGTACATATGGCTGTAACCGCATGACTTTAGCATTGAGCAACGACAGCATAGACGATGCTGTGGCAGAGACACCTTTTCGTTATGTCTGGGATGAAATAAGGGATGTCTTCCTCAATGCGGGGAATATAGGGGCTTATGTAAGATTGTTTGCCTACTTAGCTAAATATCCTTTTGCTACGGAAACGCTGGCAAAGCTGGGAGTAATCACACAGGACTGGCTCTATTCAATTACAGAGCTGGGCAAGACAGGGGGCGGCCTGCTAAATTGGCGCGGCAAGACCATCAAGAAGCTATTCCGCTACAATCTCACCAAGGGCGAGAAGGCTTGGCTCAGACAGTCTACAGGGGCGAGAGTTGGCCCGTACAGTCTTTTTGCCGTGTGGCAGAAGCTGAGGGCTATGGGCAACACCCAGATAACCTTGCCTATAATCGACGAGGTGAGGATTACCTCCTACAGCATACAGCAGATACAGGGCCTTATAAGCCCTGACCGCCTAATAAAATACATTGAGCGCCAACGGCAGAAACATCCAGACTGTACTATCACCATAGACCTCTATACAGATTACCTAAGCTACTGCAAGAGGTTGAACATGGATATGAGGGAAAAGGCTGCCCTCTTGCCCCGTGATTTGATGGAGGCTCACGACAACTTGATTCGTGAATTTCATCAACTCCAGGAGCTGCAAAGGGAAGAAGAACGCCGCAAGCAGAGCCTGAAAGAAAAGCGGGATGCCAAGAGCAAGAACCACGAATACAAGAAACTTCGCAAGAGAATTCTGCAGCGGTATTCATTTGAAGCTGATGGCATGACCATTTATGTGCCTAAGAAGCTGGAAGAGTTGGTGGACGAAGGCATAGCTATGCACTCATGCGTAGGCACCTATGTAGACAGGGTGGCCAAGGGCATGACCATCGTGGTATTTATCCGTTCAGCAGAAAACCTCAAGGAGCGCATCGGCACCATGGAAATCAGCCGGGACGGCCTGAGCATCGTGCAGGCCAGGGCAAAGTTCAACAAAGACCTGCCCCCAGCGGCGGCAGAATTTGTGCAGAAATTCAAAGAAGCCAAGATAGAAAGACATAGGAGGACAGCCTAATGAGTACAGAAATGGCCGAAATGAATACGGAAAATGCCACTATGATAACAAAAGTGGCCGAAAATATCCCCGAAGTGGCCGAAACGGATGAGCAGAAACTGGCCCGTCTGGCCACGGAAATCAGAACAATCCAAGTGCAGACCAAGGTGGTAGTCCAGAACGCCGTCCTGGAAATTGGCAAGCGCCTGACCCAAGCAAAGGCTACTGTAGCTCACGGTATGTGGGGCCAGTGGCTCAAGACTGCCGTGGATTACTCTGAGCGCACCGCCCAGATGCTCATGGCGGCCTATGAGCGATTCGGCGGCACAGAGCAGAAACTTTTCGGCCCCCAGATAGATCCCGAACTGGTGGCCCAGCTCAGTCGCTCCCAGATGTTCGCACTCATGAGCATTAAAGATGAAGATGACTGCATCGAATTCATGAATGAGCACAAAGAAGAGCTGCCCTCCATGTCAAAGCGGGAGCTGGAGCAGGCCATCAAGGAGCGTGATCAGGCAAGGAGCGACATAATGGAATGGCGTGCTGAATGTGACGACCTCAAAGACACCGCCAATAAAGCCGTTCAGCGGGCAGAAAAGCTCAAGGAAAAACTGTCCAAGCTGAAAGCAGACATGGCAGCAGGTAACGACGAATTGGAAAAGCTCAAGCATGAAAACGAAACCTTGCAGACTTCGCTTGAAATCGAAAAGCGCAATTCCAAAGATTCCCAAGATGATGCAGTAGAGGCCCAGCGTAAACTTTGTGAGGAGCGCGACAAATACGAGGAGCAGATAAAGGCGCTCAAAGAAGCCCAGGAGGGCACAGAGAACGAGGAACTGAAGCGCCTGCAGGTAGAGACTGCTGCCCGCGCCGGACGCATCAAAGCCCTAGAGAAGGAACTGGAAGACCTCAAGAACGCCCAGCAGGCCGCACCCCCGGCACCGCCGGAGAAAACCCCGGAGGAGAAAGCCTTTGCTCGCCATTTTGAAAATGCCAAGGCTGAATTCAACTCCATGATCGACACCGTGGACGAAATGCCCGAAGACCTAAAGACGAAATACAAGGCGGCCATGAAGCAGCTGATGGAAGTCATGACCGCCCTGGTGAAAGAAGCATAAAACAGCATATCCGTGAGACGGTGGGAAACACCGTTTCACGGGCTTGCTTAAAGGATTAGTATTTCGACATAAATCCTGTATGAGTATGCAGAAATCAAGGGATCCTCAGGGCAAAAAGAGATGGAGAAACAGCTATGGCCTACATGAAGAAAACATGGCAATCCCATGATAAGAGTATCCTCATAGTGGACAAGTACCACTCTTTGAAGGTGATGCCTAAGAATCCATTCGTCAAGGAGAAGAGACGGCCCAGAGTAGGGGGTAGCACCTCTGAAATCCAGGAGAAGATAAATCTGAGACACAGGACGGAGCATCTGAGCCGCCTTGTAATGGACAACTTCAAGCCCGGTGACTGGTGGGTGACATTCACACTTGAGGAGAAGGTGGGGGTGGAGGAATTCAAACGGCAATATGGGAAGATGACCCGCACTCTGAGGGATTTTTACAGAAAGCATGGGCAAGAATTCAAGTACATAGCAGTACATGAGAACCTAGTGGGCCGGGGCCGTCTCCATGGCCACATAATAATCCCTTTCCTGCCGGGAGTACCATTCCCCCGGATGAAGCAGGAGCTGGAAAAGGCCTGGGGGCTGGGGGATTGCCATTTCAAACCCTACGAAGGAGCGGCTATGGATGCAACCAGGCTGGCCGCCTACATGACCAAAGAAGACACCCTGACCACCAAGCTGAACGAGAAGGCAAAGGCTATGAAGGCCGGGCTGGATGTCAAGAAGCTGGATGCAGAAATAAAAGAACTCAAGTCAAAGCGTTCCCGCATATGCCCCAGCAAGAACCTCATCCGCACCAGGACAGTCAAGAAACAGATAACCAAGGCGGAAACCTACCGGGACGAAATCAAGGCCCCGAAAGGCTATCATGTGGTAAAAGCTCTATCCTTCAATGGCTACACCATAGACGGCTACCCCTACCAGCACGCTGTCTTTGAGCGTGATGGGTAGAGTTATCCACAGAAAAAGAAAGTTATCCACATGATTATCCACAAGAAAAGCTGTGTTATCCACAGAGTTATCCACAAAGGAGGAATAGCTGTGACTAAATACTATTGCCGGGCAAACATCTGCAGAACAAACCACAAAGCAAGGAAACTGTGCTGCTGGAACTGCCTCAATATGTCGTGGTGTGACAGCATGGGGGAGTGGAAAGGGTGCAACCCTTGGACATGCGGCAAGTCCATCAGAATCTCAGACCATTACCTGCGATACTACAACAACCTTGAGCGCATGGAGCTGACAGGAGGAGCTTTCCCCATCCGCAAGCATCTGAGAAAGAAGCTCATTGCCAAACACAGGGAACTTTTGAAAGGCATATAAGGGGGAGACGGTATGAGGATTCAGAGAGTGATAGCGCGGTTCAATGTCAGTCAAAGCCCTACCAGGTATTACCACAGAAGTGAACGGATACCCTACCCGTGGCAGAGAACGAAACCGCGCCGCACCATGAGCCGAGAAGAATTCCGCCGGAGATTGATGGAGGATTTGCATGGCACCAAGAATAACTGACAGGAGCTATATCAGCCGGGTGAACAACACTCAGGGGCACCTCATGGAAGACATGATCATGGGAGCCGCCATGAAGTATGAGCGAGAGGGCCGCCTGGTACTCCATAAAGAGAGTGAGCCCTTCCGTGTGGTAAAGAACATGAACCGCGCCAGGGGGCGGGCAGAGGTGCAATTCACCGCCAAGGCCCAGCCTGACTTCATTGGCTACCTGAAGGGAGGCCGTCTTATCGCCATAGAAGCGAAATACACCCAGTCGGACATGATAAAGCAGGATGCTGTGACCGATAAGCAGGCCGCCATGCTGGAAAAATACTCACGGGCGGGGGCGGCTGCCTTTGTCTGCTGCGGACTTGGCACCGGGTTTGACCTCAAGTATTTCATGTTGCCATGGATGGTGTGGAGCCTGATGAAGGAAATCTTCGGGCATAAATACGCCACCGCCAAAGAATTGGATACCTATGAAGTGGAGGCCGACATGGTCATTCACTTCCTGGATTATAAATGCCTGGGCGGGAAATCTTCGCCAATCGAAGACCCGCTATAACCAAAAAGGAGAAATAGCCATGAACAGATACCTTTCAAAGCCGGAGAAAGTCAGCCTCACAAGAATCATGCTGCTTGTGGATGTGCTGGATCAGGTGATAGCAGATTACCAGAAAGCCAAAGGCGTGGATGCAGAGTTTTTGAAATACCTTCGCACCTGCAGAACCTGGGGCATGAAAGCCCTCAAGCGCCGCTATGATTTCCTGGATTTGGACGCGGCCAAGGACTTCACCCGACACATCCACCATATGGATATCATCTTTGTGCCAAACGACAAGGCCCAGAAGTATTACAAGATAGTGCAGGATATGGCAGGGAGCATCTGCCTCACGGCTGATGATTTCGAGAAGCTGTATGCCGGCTTTATCCCCAAAACCTGCGCCAAGTGCCACAAGAAAGCCTGGAAGAAGTGCCTCATCCGCGAGGTGTTCAGAAAGTATGGCGTGGAAGTTGTCAACACCAAAGCCACCAATTGTCCTTATAGCTATCTGGAAGCGGGTATTGACCTGGAAGAATGGGCAAGGCAGTGGGCTTTGATGAACAATGTGGAGTACGACAAGGAAAATATGTGGGAATCAGATGGAGAAGTCCACGAAACCCCGGAAGAAGCTGCCGATTGATGGAGGGATAGCATGGAACAGCCTCATGAAAGAGAAGTGACTTGCACGCTATGCGGGGCGAAGTTCATTGTCACCAGCAAGTACAGCCGCGCCAAACGGTGCCCTGACTGCCGGAGAATAATCGACAGCGACAGAGAGGCGTACAACAAGGCGGTAATGATAGAGGAAGCGGCCCGGCGTGACAGGTCAATGGCTCGTTTAGACAAGTTGGCAAGGGAAGCCAGGGCGCATGGCCTCAGCTATGGGCAGTATGTGGCCATGCTCAAAGCCCAGCAGGCTGGATAAGGAGGGGGCGGCTATGGATTGTGTTTTGCCAATGTTGGCAGGACTTCTGACCTCAATCATTGGCTTTTCTATCGTGATGTTGATTGGAAAAATTCTCAGGGGAGGCAATAAAAAGAAATGAATCTGGTAATACCATTCTAAGCCTAAGGAGTGTGAAGAAGATGTTTGAACTTGGTGCAATACAGTGGTTTTTCCTTGGCGTGGCTGCTGCCGGTGCGGTGATTGTGGCCTGTATGCTGCTGGGGGCCTGCATGGTGTCTGGCTGGTGGTCACGCTTGGAAGAAAAGCGGGAAAACAGGATGAAGATTGAAAACTGGAACGCCACGCCGGAGCGGTTGGCAATGACGAAGCGGGAACATTGAGCGAAAGGAGAATAGCCATGACATACAAAAGTAAAAGAATCATCCGCATGATGGGCTGGATGAACAGCAAGGGATCCATCATAAAAATCTGGTATGCAGACCACACCACAGAAATCATCAACGATATAAAAGTGGCAGCCAGGGGGCGGGAAGCATGACGGCAAAAGAAGAACTACTGGACTTGGTTCAGAAGATGACTAAAGACGAATGGGAAATGCTCATGGTAGATGATACCCTGGGAGAAGATATCATAGAGCTGCTGACATTCATCGGCAGGCAGAATGGCTGGCTTTAAATCCTTCGAAAATCGTACGAAAACCCGCGTGGGCCTAGTGTTCATGCGGGAAAATCGTGCGAACACAACAGAAATCGTGCGAACGGGAGAGTTGATTATGGCGAAAAATAAAATCAGCTGGTCTATGGAATATGACCAGAAGAATCGGGCACACTATTACTTCACAGGCAGCCAGCGTCAGCCTACTTTGGCAGAAATTCATAACTTCATAATCGACAATCGTCTGCAAGATAAGATTGACGATTTTTTCGGTGTGACCTGTATCAATTTCACTGCTGATGAATGGGTATCTGCAGAAGAATGCTTAACTGTGGAGATTATGGGGTATAACGGTGGTAGTCATGATGGTGATTGCCCAGTTTGTGGGCACGAAAGAGACATGAGCGGCAGCAGGTGCCCTGTATGTGATAAGCCATGGGAGGATACACCATGATGGAGCAGACCCAGGGCATGAAGGGATTTACGGAATTAGCCATAATGTCATTCCTGCAGCCGGGGCATGGGCAAAAGGCGGATATAACTCTGCTGAAAGAAGCCGTCCATGACTTATGTCAAATGACCATGCAGAAAACCGCTGGGCAGAAAAGGCCCAACGGGAAAGGCAAGTATAACGAGAAGGATTTATCCTGGGACAATCTGGAGCGTGTGAAGTTCACTATCATCTGTGAAGCGGTGCTCCTGGTACTGTCTGGGAAGCTGGATATATTGGAGGAAGACAAAAATGAATAGCAAAGAGGCATTTATGACTTCGGATAAAGAATTTGAATCTAATCTGGGAAAAATACAAAGAGCAAATGCAAAATTAAAAGAAACATTTCCAGCAAGCCTAATTCTTTGTGCAGACGAAAACAATGAGGGATATTTGGATTTTGAAGGAGATAAAAAGTACGTGGTGCATCTGTTCCAACTTTTAGTAGTATGGTGGGAACTGCAGGCATTGAAAGAAGGGATAACTCAAGAAGATTTTTACAAGATAATGTGCATAATATTAGATGCAACAATGGAGGATGATGAGTAATGGTTTTAGAAATGGAAATGGGGAAAACATTCCCACAGGACAGCGAAAGCAATGAATACAGGTACCTTTCGGCTCCCTGGCTGGATGAAATTGCCACAGGCCTGACGGCGGGGGCGGTGAAGCATCCCGGAGAAACCTGGAAGACTATCCCCACGGATGAACACTTGGCCCGCGCCATGCGGCACATCAATCTCTATCGGATGGGAGACAGGAGCGAACCTCACCTGATAAATGCCAGCATGCGGCTGATGATGGCCTACGCCACCAGTAAGAATGAAAGCGGAGAATAGCAGTATGGAGGTAGGAGTATGAAGGGAGAAATTCACATTTATGTAAATGGCATGCCCTTAGACGGCCTGGTGAGATTTTGGGAAGTCAACGAGGCCATCAATATGCGCAAAGCCTACATTAGAACCAATCAGACGCAATTCATCAGCCCCAAAGTCATAGAAAAGGGCTATAAAATCTTTGTCCATAAAGATGGAATCTCGACCCCAGTAGGAAAGACTGAGGCCGCGGGGATAAAAAAGTTTATAAGGAGAATGCAGAATGACGATTGAAGAAATCAATGCGATAATACACGACCTGCGGGCATTGTCTGAGAGGAATAATCTCAATAAACAGCATAAAGAATCCTGCATCAAGGCGATCTCACTCCTGCGGCCCATGACAGAGGAAACCGCCACGCCGGAGGCCCAGGAGACAGAGGCAGACACCATCACGGTGAATATCTCCATACCGGGCCTGCCGATGCAGAGCCCCAGGCTCGATAAATATGTGGCCAAACAACTGGCAGCAAAGTTCCGGCACAGTAGCCCGCCTGTTTTTGCTTGTAACCTGCCTGGGGGCGGGCTATGGGAAGTGGATTTGCAGAAGGTGGCGGCTATTTCCAGCGATGACCTTGAGGCCCCGGAGGAGGAAGAGAACGAAGAAACCAGGCGGCCAATTCCTCCATATAAAAGAAGGGAGCGCTCAGACGGCTGGAAGCGGGGCGAAGTAACCTGCCACAATTGCGGGGCAGATTATGAAGCCGATATCCATGAGCGGTGGACATACGTGAGGTGCAAATACTGCCATGAATCCAATACCACCGTCACCTATCCCGATGAATAAATAAGCAGAAAGCGAGGCAGACAGTTCGACAAATGCTACATATAATAGTAGAATTATTACCAAAGAGACTTTCAATGCGGATCCAGCCCTTGCGGCACATTCTGGCCAGGGGGCGGCGCAAACGCGCAGCCGAATACAGAAACCGCAACCGGGTGCGGATTTGACCGACGGCACTACTGGGGGAATAGCCTGCCATCTAGGGAGTGTATCGGAGGAATTGAAATGGCATTATCGGAAAAGGATTTACAGCAGATTGCAAAGACCGTCGAACAGGTGGGCAGGAAGGTTATGTCTGCCGGACGCAAGGAAAACAGAAAGCCCTACCAGGAGACTGAACGAAGGCTGAGAGCCTATACTACCCTCAAAGGGAACATAGCCCGCTACCAGAAGGATATCGAAGACATCCGCCGTGAGGATATGGGCAGGAGTGCCGATATCATCATGTACCAGACCAATAGCGGAATGTCACCGGAGCGCGACCTGGAAGAACTGCGGCGGGAAAAGATATTTGCCCTGACAGAAAAACTCCATAGGGATGCTGCCGATGTCAAGGAAATGGACGTAGCCTTGGATTACATCAAAACTGACCCATACTTTCAGGTGATACCTATGACATACTTCGAGCATCAGACGCAGGAGGCTGTGGCAGAGGCAATTCACTGTGAGAAAAGCACCGTCTGGCGAAACCGCAAAAGACTGATATGGCAAATGAGCCTTGTTCTCTATGGGGCAGATGCAATTTAACCGTGAAAAAAAGATGCAATTTATCGGTGCAAAATAACGTGATATACTAGGAGCTGGAAAAAGTGCGACCATTCGAAAGCACTGATCCACTCCCTAAGGATATTGAGAAAGGCGCAGACCTTGAAATCTGCGCCTTTTTCTTTTGGCAAAGTAGAGCTGCAGGTGATGGCATGATAGTACATTGCAGCAATCAAGCCTGCATCTATCATGACTGTGGGCTTTGCAAGAGTGAGAGTATATACATTCAGCGCAAGCGCTGTGACACTTGCTGTGACAGACACAAGGCCGCTGAACTCATGAGGCCGTCGTACAAAGCGCGGTGCTCAAAGCGTGGCGGCAAATATAAAGCTGACCACTCAAAACCAATCAAGTAGCCCCCGGTGCCAGTAGGTACTCCTGGGGGCCATCGGCCACACGGGTCTGCGAGTCGCGGGCCTTTTCTGCGTGGGAACGAAAAAAACAGGTTGACAAACTGACAAAGGAGGGAGGTGCCGGCAGGGTGACAGATGAGAAGGATTCGCACGCGCGCGAAACAGAAGAAAGAAAATTCATTTTCAGCACCGCTGACACCTGCCAGTTCTTCCAGATTTCCAGGGAAACTTTGTCAAGCTGGCAGAAAAAGGGCGCTCCCAAAGCAGGCCGGGGCAAATGGGATATTAAAGCAATCATGGAATGGCGGTACACGGGCAAGAATACCGAGAGCCCGGAAACCCGCAAACTCAAGGCAGAAGCGGATTTGAAGGAGGCCAAGGCCGCCCAGGAAAAAATCAAGCTGGGTGTCACAAAGACGGAATACATTCCCGCCGCCGTGGTTCAAGGCGAACTTGCCCGTCTGCTGGCAAATTTGAAAAAATCCCTGCTGGCAATCGGGCACAATGTCGCGTCAGATTTGGCCGCGCTGGATGCTGATGTGGTGACAATCGCTAAAAAAGGTGTTGACAAACGCATAGCAGATGCACTGCAGGAGCTGTCAGAGGGGAGGCTGTACCGTGGCAGGGCAAAGAAAAAAGCGAAGAAATGAGCTGGAATATCCTGAGTGGATAATGAACGCCCTCACGGTGCTGAAACCGCCGGAAAAGCTGACCGTCTCAGAGTGGGCTGATAAATACCGCATACTCTCAGAACTGGATAGCGCCGCCCCCGGCCATTGGCGTACCAGCAAGACCCCGTACCTCAAGCAGGTGATGGACGCTTTCAACGATGGATTCATTCACGACATTACCTTTTGTGCTGGCTCGCAGCTGGGGAAGACCTCAGCAGAACAAAACATGATAGGCTATGCCATTGCTCAAGACCCTGGGCCAATGATGATTGTCTATCCGTCTGAGAAACTGGCAAAATTCACATCAGAAAAGCGCCTGCAGCCGCTCATCCAGCTCAGCCCAGACCTGGCCCAGCACTTCAAAGAGCGGGAAAGCAAGGATTTGGAGCTGGCTTTTGACAGCATGTATATTGCCCTTACAGGGGCAAACAGCCCATCAGACCTTTCCAGCCGCCCTGTGCGCTATATCTTCTTCGACGAAATCGACAAATTTCCGAAGTGGGCGGGGGCGGAAGCAGGCCCCATGGAGCTGGCGGCAGAGCGTACCAAGACCTTTTACAATTTCAAGATTGTGAGAGTGTCTACCCCTACGCTCAAAACCGGCAACATCTGGCAGGGCTGGCTCAATGCTGATGTGCAGTATAAGTATTTCGTGCCCTGCCCCCATTGCGGGGAAACTCAGGTGCTTGAATTCGGGCAGATCAAGTGGCCGGAGGGGGCGGATGAAAACGAAGCCAAGGCCATGGCCTACTATGAGTGCAAATGTTGCCATGAAAGCATAGATGACCGCCACAAGCCCGCCATGCTGCGGGCCGGGGAATGGCGGGGGGAGAAGAAAAAGAGTGGGCGGGCTGCCAAGGTAGCTTTCCATCTCAACAGCATCTATTCCCCGTGGCTGACCTTCGGAGATGTGGCGGCCAAGTTCCTTGCCAGCAAGGATGAACCTGCCCTGCTCATGAACTTCATAAACTCCTGGCTGGCAGAGCCGTGGGTGGACAAATCCAGCCGTCTCCAGTCTGATGTAGTCATGGAGAAGCAACTGCCCTATGAGCGTGGCACCATGCCCGCTGAAGCTCAGATCCTCACGGCTGGCATTGATGTGCAGCTGGATCACTTCTGGTATTCTGTCAGAGCCTGGGGGCCACACCTCACTAGCTGGCTGGTAGACTATGGCAGACTGGAAACCTGGGCGGATTTGGAAGTCATGCTGGACAGGAATTACCCTGATGTAAATGGCGAAATCCATAACATCAACCTTGCCTGCATGGATTCAGGCTACAACACGGATGAAGTCTATGCTTTCTGTGCCCATCATGCTGATGTACTGGTACCCACTAAAGGTGCCAGCAGCCCGCTGAAATCCCGCTACAATGTCACGATTCTTGACAAAAGCGTGTCCAGCTTCGGCCTAAGGCTCTATACAATGGACACCGACCAGTTGAAGAATTTCATAGCATCCCGTATGAGCATAGACCCCGGCGCACATGGCAGCTGGAATGTTTACCGGGACATTGACCGGGAATACTGCGACCAGATCTGCAGTGAGCAGAGGGTGGAGCACAAGGATAAGAAAGGCCGTATCTCCATAGGCTGGGAGAAAATCAGCAGCCATGCGGCCAACCACCTCTTAGACTGCGAGACAAACAATGCCCTGGCGGCAGAAATCATCGGCGTGAGGTATCTCATAGAGCCGGATGAAGACGCAGAGGAAGAACAGGACGAAGAAGAAACCCAGGACTGGCTGGGAGTGAAAGGAAAATGGCTATGAGGCCGCCTGAGAGGGCGGCTTTTTCTATTGCCCATGAAAGGGGGTGAACAGTTTGGAGGAATTGGAGATTTTGAGGGGCCAGCTGTCCAATGTGAGGGCGGCTATTGCGGCGATTGAAAGCGGCGCTCAAGAATACCAGATAGCTAACAGGAGATTGGCGAAGGCTGACCTGGCTACGCTCTACAAGAGAGAGACTGAAATCAAGGCCAGCATTGCCCGCCTGGAAGACGGCGGGGTGTATTTCGCTGAACTGGGTCGGTTATGAACATTCTTGAGAAAGCTATAGCTTTTATTTCACCGCAATGGGCCTGCCAGCGGGCATTTTATGCCGAAAGCCTCAGAAGCTATGAGGCCGGGGAGATATCCCGCTTCAATGACGGCTGGATGCCGGTGAATACCGACACGGAAAACACCGACAAAACCCAGCGCGACCTCATCAAGGCCCGTGCCCGCTACCTGGAAGATAACAGCGATATTGCGGGGGCGGCTATCGGTGGCATTGTCCGCAATGTTGTAGGTACAGGCATCAAGCCCCAGGCTCGCACCGGGGATGATGAGCTCAACAAGCAGATAGAGGCCCTTTGGGCTGAGTGGTGCCGCGCTGAAAACTGCGATATCACCGGCCAGCAGACTTTTTCAGAGCTGCAGGCTATGCTCCTGCGCCGGAAAGTAGTTGATGGGGAGATATTCGTCAAGAAAACCGTGAACCGCCGGGGAAAATTCCCCTTGCGGCTGCAGGTTATCAAGTCTGATTTGCTCAGTCAGTACCTGATTACAGCCCCGAAGACGGGCAATGTAATCCGTTCAGGTATTGAGCTGGATGACCATTTGAAGCCCCTGGCTTACTGGATAGACAGGAAAAGCCCTGATGGATATATCCAGTATGACCCGGACAGGGTACCGGCAGGGCAGATAATCCATCTGTGGACACGGAAGCAGCCGGATCAGATTCGCGGCGTTTCCGACCTGGCCCCCATCATCAAGCGGCTCAAGGATACACAGGATTATCTTGATGCTGAGACTGTGGCTGCCAGAATAGCCGCCTGCTTCTCTGTGTTCATCACCACTCAGGATGGCGCACCGGGAAAGATTGGCCGCATCGGCAACACGAAAGACCCGGAGGGCAAGAAACTGCAATCCTTGCGCCCTGGTATGATCAAGTACCTGGCACCGGGGGAAAAGGTAGAGACCGCAAATCCTTCCCGTGGCATAGCCAACGCGAAGGATTACGTGGCCATACAGGAGCGCCTGGCAGGGGCAGGCCTGGGCATGAGCTATGAGCTTATGAGCCGCGACTTCGACAAAGCCAGCTTCTCAAGCGCAAGGCAGGGCATGCTTGAAGACCGAAAGACCTTTGAGCCTATACAGAACTACCTTGCAGAGCACCTTTGCGCCCCCATCTATCGGGAATGGATGGATTTGTGTGTCATGGCAGGCCTGCTGAACATCCCTGATTATTACCAGAACAAGGAAAAATATCAGGCCTGCGAGTGGGTATCCCCAGGCTGGGCGTGGATTGACCCCAGCAAAGAAGTAAATGCAGATATCATGGCCCTGCAGAATGGCGGCAAAACACTTTCACAGTGGTGTGCTGAGCGTGGCTATGATTGGCGCGAACAATTAGAGCAAATGGCCCTTGAGAAGGACACGGCAGAGGCTTTGGGCCTCACCTTGTCTATTCATACGCCCATTACCGTACAGGCGGCAGCCCAGAACCATGCGGATGCTGCCGGGGGCGGCGATGGAGACGGCAAGGGAGAAGAACAGGAGGAAGAAGATGGAACCGAAAACGAGAACGAGGAACAAGAATGAGCCGCTGACCCGTGATTTTCACGGGGAAATCTCCTGCCGTGAGGCGGGGGAGGAACAGGAGAGCCGCACCTTTGACCTCTCCTTGTCCAGTGAAGAACCTTATAGGCGCTGGTTTGGCACGGAAATCCTGCTGCATGAAGCAGATGCCATTGACCTGGCCCGCCTGCAGGAAATTGGCGTGATGCTTTTCAACCATGACAGCGACAAAGTTATGGGGAAAATCCTTTCTGTGGAGCTGGATGAGGGAGAGCACAAGCTGAGGGCGGTGGTTCAGTTTGATGAAGACGATGAAAGCGAAAAAATCTATCAGAAAGTCAAGAACGGCACCCTCAAGGGCGTGTCTGTGGGCTATCGGGTTGATTCGTGGGAGGAAGTGCTGGAAGGCAAAAAGAGCCAAAATGGGCGTTTTGAAGGCCCTTGCTACATTGCTACTGCATGGACACCCTATGAGCTTTCGATCGTTTCCATACCTGCTGACCCCACCGTAGGCGTAGGAAGAAGTTTAGAGAACACCGACAATGAAGAAAGAAATGGAGATGTGAAAATGGACGAGAACAAGAACACCGCCCAGGCAGAGCCGGAGACCGAGGCTGTACCTCAGGTGAACGAGGCAGAAGTGAAGGCTGCTGCCGTACAGGCAGAGCGTCAGCGTGTCAAAGAAATTGACAGCCTTTGCCGTCAGTTTGATGTGGATTCTGCCAAATTCATCGAAGATGGCACCACCGTTGAGGCTGCCCGCGCCGCTGTGCTTGAGCAGCTGGCCCAGCAGCGCAAGCCTCAGCAGGTGAATGTGAAGGCAGACGAAATGGACAAGTTCCGCGCCGCTGCCATTGATGGCCTGGCTATGAGGGCGGGCCTGGGCATTGAAAAGCCTGCCGCCGGTGCTGACGAATTCCGTGGCAAGCGCATGATGCGCCTTGCAGCGGAGTGCATCGAGCGTGAGAAGAACGCAAGCACCCGCAACATGGATGATGAAACCCTCATCCGTGAAGCCTTGACCGGCACTGGCGCTTTCCCTGGTATCCTGTCCAACGTGGCGAACAAGTCCATGGCCCAGGCTTATCAGGAAGCATCTACGACCTATCAGCTCTGGACTGCCAAGGGCAGCAACTCTGACTTCAAGCAGGCCACCCGCTACCGCCTGAGCGAAGCCGGGGAGCTGGAGAAAATCGGTGAGAGCGGCGAATTCAAGCATGACGAAATCAAGGAAACCTCTGTGACCGCCGGCGTGGCTACCTATGGCAAGTCCTTCTCCCTTACCCGTAAGGCTATCATCAACGACGATATGGGCGCACTCAAGGCCCTGCCGTCCATCCATGGTGCTGCCTGCCGCCGTATGGTTAACAAGATGGTCTACTCCATCCTGGCAGATAACCCCACCATTGAGGGGGCGGCGCTTTTCCACGCAAGCCACGGCAACCTGCAGACCCAGGGCCTCACTGTGGCCGGGCTGGGCAAAATCAAGGCGGCTATGGCCAAGCAGAAGAACATTGCTGGCAAGGCATTCCTCAACATCCAGCCCGCTTATCTGATTGTCCCTGTGGATTTGGAAGTAGAGGCGGCCCAGCTCATCAACTCTGTGGTTGACCCGTCCAAGAGCAATGCCACCGTGAACCCCTTCGCCAACAAGCTGTCTGTGATTGCAGACCCGGAGCTTTCCGCTGACAATGTTTTCTACATGGCAGCTGCGCCGGGGCTGGTACCCACTATCGAAGTCACCAGCTTGAACGGCAACGAGACCCCCATCATGGAGAGCGCCGTGCAGTTCGACACCTTGGGCATTAAGTGGCGCATTTACTACGATGTAGGCGTGAACCTGCTTGATTTCCGTGGCATTCAGAAGAGCACCATTAGCTAAAGGAGGCTAGAACATGGCAAAAGCAGTTTTTGTGCAGAAGGGCGATAACATCGACTTCACCGCTGCAGATGCAGTGGAATACATGGATGTTGTTCCCCTGGAAGATAAGGTGGGCATAGCGCTGGAAGATATTCCTGCCGGCGGCACCGGTACCGTGACGCTCACCGGCGCTTATATCCTCCCTGCCGCCACGGGGGCGGCTATCAAGGTGGGCCAGAAGGTTTACTGGGATGGCACCAATAGTGTTATCACCGGCACGGCTACTAACAACACCTTTGCAGGCCATGCAATCACCGCCAAGGCATCTGCAGGAACTGCCGTAACTGTACGGCTGGGCTGATGTCTTTCAAGGACATGGTGGCGGCAGACATTTCTGCCGTTTTCCTCAATCCAAACGAGTTTGGGGAAACCCACACTCTCGAAGGGCGGGAATGTGTCTGTGTGGTGTCCGGCTGGGCAACTGATGACCGCAAAGCAGGTTTGCAGGGGGGCAAACGCACCCCGGAAGGCCTGCATGGTGACTACATCACCGTATGTGTGGCCGCTTCTGACCTTGCCAAGATACCCACAGAGGGCACGCCGTTCCGTGTGGATGGCAAGCGCTATGTGGTGGATAAATGCGCCAATGACATGGGCATGCTGACCATCGAACTGGGTGCTTATCGCATGAGAGGCGGCGCATTTGCATGATTGAAATAGATGCCAGCGAAATCGCAAAGGCTCAAGAATTATTGCGGGGGCTGCCGGGGGCGGCTCAGAAGGCGGCCAATACGGCAATCCGCAAAAGTATCCGGGGAGCTAAAAAGGACGCAACCCAGAAGGCCAAGGAACGCTATACCATCAAGCCCACCTACATCACCAGAACCATGAAGGTGTCTTTCACAGGTGGCGGCGCTATGCTGACTTCACGGGGGCGGGTGAACGACCTGGCCTATTTCAAGCATAAGCCCACAGCGGTGCCCAAACGGAGACCACCTAAGGGGCAATATCTTTACAGCCAGGTAGTGAAAGGGCAGGGCGGCACCATAGCCCATGCTTTCCTGGCAAAGATGAAGTCCGGCCATGTAGGCGTTATGAGAAGGACGGCTGGAAACAGCAGCCTTCCCATAGCCAAACTGTCCGGCCCGTCTACGCCGCAAATGTTAGAAAGCCCTTCTGTGCGTGAGTTTGTAGAAACCAAAGCACAGGAGCGGTTGAGTAAGGAGTTAGATAGAGAGGTGAGAGCCTTCCTTATGGGCTATAGAAGATGACCCCGGCAAGATTAGTGCAGGCCGTGACGGCAGAAATCAAAGAAGCCGTCAAAGACTACAAGATGAAGGCTGAGGGGCAGGAGGATAAGGCGGTATCTGTCTACACTCAGCACATCCCCGATGAAGACTTTCAAGACGATACATATTACCCGCTTGTGATTGTAAGCTGGCAAGGCACCGAGGATTCGGAAGACGGCTCAGAGGCTGTCATAGGCTTAACCTTTGGTGTCTACGGCGAAGACGGGCAGGGGGCGGATGGCGAAGGGGCAGACGGCAGAGGGCCGGGGGCGTGGCAAGACTTGCTTTCTATTATGGAGCGAGTGAGGCAGCGCCTCCTTATTTTTCGGCTGCTTGACAAGCGCTTTCGGCTTATCTTGCCAACGAAGTTTGAAACCATCGAGGCCCAGCCCGTTCCCTTCTGGTTTGGTTATGCTACCTTGAGGTACCAGGTGGCCCAGCCGGATCAGCACATGGATGCAGACTGGTACAAGATAACGGAGGAATACATCAAATGAGCAAAAAGCAGGAGACCAAAGAAGCCGTGAAGACCACGGCCCAGGCACCGGCGGTGCCTGTCATGTACCTTGGCCCCAATGTTCTCTCTAAGGGGCTGAAAACCAACACGGTTTACAAACAGAAGCCGGCTGAGCTGATTTCTACTCTGCAGGGGGAATTCAGCACCATTGGCCGCCTTTTTGTTCCTGTAACAGAAGTAACCCGGGCAATGGCTGACCTTCAAAAGAAGGGTACGCCTATCAACCTGGCATACACCGAAATGAAGCGGTAAGAGAAAGGAGAACAACATGGCATATAAGCATGGCATTTACACCGGCGAGGTACCCACTTCGCTGGTGCCTATGACCCAGACTGACAGCGGCTTGATTGTTGCTTTTGGCACAGCCCCGGTACATCTGGCAAGTGACCCGGCAGAAGTCAACACCCCGGTACTTTGCTATAGCTATGCTGAGGCAGTAGCTGCCTTCGGCTATTCCGATGAGTGGGACAAGTACACCCTCTGTGAGGTTATGAAGTCTCAGTTTGCGCTTTTCAACATGGCCCCGGTGGTTTTTGTGAATGTGCTGGACAAGGAAAGCCACAAAACTGATGTGAAACAGGAAGAGTGCAGCCTGACCGACAAGGTGGGTACAATCAAGCAGCCTGCCCTGCTGGCTGGCGTCAAAGTATACGCTGCCACCGATGGTGAGGCACTGGTGGAGGATACCGACTACACGGTAGCCCATGACGATGAAGGCAATCTGGTGGTCACAGCTTTGGCAGATGGCTCTATCGCAAGCGCTGACAAGGTGTATGTGTCTTACACCAAGCTGACCCCGGAAACCGTAACGGCAGCAGACATTATCGGCGGTATCGACAATGTGAACAACAAGGCAGAAGGCCTGGAGCTGATTGATGAAATCTATCCCCGCTTTGGCCTTGTTCCAGGCATCATCATTGCCCCCAAATGGTCTCAGAATGTCAATGTATCGGCAGTAATGAAAGCCAAGGAGCACAACATCTGCGGTCATTTCAACGCAATTTCTATTTGCGATGTGCCCACGGATACCGTCAAGAGCTACACTGCAGCCAGCGAGTGGAAGAATACCAACATTGGCAGCGATAAGGATTGTGTGCTTTGTTGGCCATTGCTGAAGCAGGGGGACGAAGTTTTCCACTTGTCCACCCAGCTGGCCTCTGTCATGAACTACACTGACAGCCAGCATGATGATATCCCCTATTATTCCCCGTCTAACAAGTCTCTGCAAGCTAATGGTGCCTGCCTGAAAGACGGTACGGAAATCTACCTGAACAATGCCCAGGCTGCCTACTTGAATGGGCAGGGAATTGTCACAGCTTTGAATTTCATTGGCGGCTGGAAGACCTGGGGCAATCGCACCGTGGCTTACCCCAGCAACACGGATGTGAAGGACAACTTCATTCCCATCCGCCGCATGAATAACTGGATCGGCAACACACTGATCACGACCTTCTGGTCTAAGATTGATGACCCCATGAACAAGCGGCTCATTGAGAGCATCGTGGATAGCGCCAACATCTGGCTGAATGGCCTCACGGCCAAAGGCGCCCTCTTGGGCGGGCGTGTAGAATTCCGCGAGGACGAAAACACCACCACCGGCCTGATGGATGGCATTATCTACTTCCACGTATACATCACGCCGCCTTCTCCTGCCCGTGAGATTAACTTTGTGCAGGAGTATGACCCGGATTACATTTCCACTCTGTTCTCTTGATGAAAGGAGTAAGCAATGGGAAACATTAACCCTGTACGCGACAAACTCATTAACTTTGAGGTATTTATCGCAGGTGGCCGCAAGCTGGGCATGGCAGACATCACCCTGCCCACCATCGAGTATATGACCGCTATCCTCTCCGGGGCGGGCGTCGGCGGTGAAATTGAAATGCCCACCCCTGGGCAAACTTCCAGCATGGAGCTGGAAATCAACTGGCGCACACTCAACGAGGACACCACCAAGCTGCTGGCAATGAAGGCCCATGACCTTGAAATCAGAGGTTCCAGTGAGCTTTATGATGCAGGTACCGGCGAAATCAAGAGCGAGGCTATCAAAATCAATGTGCGCACCCTTCCCAAAAAGGGCGATTCCGGCAGCTTCAAGCCTGCTGACCACACCGACACGAAGTCTACCCTTGAGATCATCTACATCAAGGAGACTATCGCTGGTAAAGTGGTGTTGGAAATCGACAAGCTCAACTACATCTGTTTTGTGGATGGCGTGGATTACCTTGCCAGCGTTAAGTCTGACCTTGGCTTGTGATAGGAGGAAAATATGGCAGCAGAAGAAGCAAAAGAAGAGAAGAAAACCCTGGATTTTTCTGACTTGGAGGCAAAGTTGGGAGAACTTAATGCCCAGGCTTTCATGGATGCAGAGAGGGCCTGCCGGATGAAGGCAGATGCAACCCCGGACATTACCTACAGCGCAGGCTTCCGGGCAAGATTGGCAGCCCGCGCCCTTGGCGTGGACTTCAAGGAAGTTCAGGCCCTTCCCATTCCTGAGTTTACGGAAATCACCGGCAGGGTACTGAATTTTTTATTATCGTCTTCGGCCGCCAGGGTGATGAATGGCGAAGGATAATATGTCCTGAAAATATCGCTGGGCTTGAAAGGGAGGAACCTCCTCCCCAAAAGCTCAGGAAGATAATCTTCGCCCTGCGAGAGGCTGGCAGCATGGAATTCTGGCAAAGCCAAACCCTGAGGGAGTTTGGGGAATGGATGGAAGTGCTGAAAGCGGCGAAAAAATAGGCAATAAAAAAGCCCCGCCGGAAGGGCGGGGAACCTCAAGCATTTTTTAAGCATCTAAACAATAGGCGGATAAGTGAATAAACGAAACCGGCAACACAGCCAAGAATGAATGCACCGAGTAACAGGACTAACAAAAAAGTGATAGTCATCATTTACTTAACCCCCTTTTATGTTGCTGAAAGTTATCTTTCTTTAATTATACCAGAAAGGAGGCGGTTTTGGAGTGGCAGCAGGAAAAATATTTGCTATATCCTTCGCCATAAACGCCATGATGGGTGCCCCGACTTTGCCACGCCAAAACAGCGCGAAGCCTTATATGCCAAGGCTTCGCGCTTACTTTTTCCAAAATAATATGAACCTACATCTTATAGCTCTATTCCAGCCTTCAGGGTGCGTAGATCCCCTCGGTTATACAGCT